TGGGACATCTCTCAATGATAGATTTGGCAGTTCAGTGGCCATATCAGGCTCGCGTTTAATTGTTGGCGCGGCGGTCAATGACGATGTTAGCAACGGCCCGTACGGCCCGTATATGACAGGAGCAGAAGATACAGATCCACTGGGCGGCGGTGGCGATCAATCGGGAAAAGCCTACATATTTGATATTGCAACAGGCTCACTGTTGTATACTCTAGATAATCCTAATGCTTTTGGAACTGTTAACGACGACTATTTTGGCCAATCAGTGGCTATATCGGGTTCGTATGCTGTTGTAGGGACTTCCAACGAAGATGATGCAGGCGGCGATCAATCGGGAAAAGTCTATATTTTTAGTGAACCTCTTGATACAAGAACAATAACACTCACTGGCAATATTGGACAAACTGGTAATACATATATTACTGGTCTATTTGATAATAACAACATTTCTGTGACCGGAGTTGGGTCGTATCTACAAGTTCCTAACATTAATATCTTAGATAATGTTATTAGTACAACAACTGGTGATTTAGATCTAACATTTACTGCTAACGGAACTGGCGGTGTTGTATTTGACAATAAATTAAAAATTGTTGATAATGTTATTAGTAATGTATGGCCTAGCGCAAGTACCGATACACAAAAGAGTATTCTATTCACTCCAGACGGTACTGGTAGTTTAGTAATTGATGCATCATCTGCATTAACTGTGCCTTACAGCAACAATGCAACAAGAGTACTAGGTGTTAATGGTGAAATTAGACAAAATAGTTTAGATGGAGAGTACGAAGGATATAGTAACACGGGCAACGAAAGTCTTACCCAGTTCCACAGCGCAGATAAAAAGACATTTATTACTCCAGAATTAGCACTAGGTACAAACGACAACATTATAAGAATGTATGTAAACAATACTATTAAAGCAACTATTGATGTTGATAAGATGGCATCTAATGTACTTCAAGTTGGTAATTTTGTGTTGTCAGGTAGCACAATTAACAATCCAGTCACAGGTTCAGATACCGTAATACAGCCATCCGGTACTGGATCAATTGACGCTAACGGGTTGTTGTTTAAAGATAACAGTATTACAAACACGTTAAGTACTCCACTAGTGTTAGCAAGTACTGGCATAGGCTATGTTAAATTTACTGGTACTGGAGCAGTGGTATTTCCGTATGGTAATACTGCTGATCGTAGACTAACTCCTGAACTTGGCGAAATTAGATATAACTATCAACTAAATTATATGGAAGTATTCAACGGTACTGATTGGATTCCTGCAACGGGAACCAGTGGTGCCGCACCCCTTAATTCTGTGCTCGACATCATGGACTTATGGGGCCTTGTCCTCGGCTAAAAAGCCCAATCCGATAAATACTATTACTGTAAAGACCTGACCAAGGGCTTTACGATATTAACCTGCGGTAAACCAGCATAGAGCGCAAGCTGAAAATTTGGTTAACGGTGAAACACCGGGTCAAACGGAGAGCATATGGCTGTTGGTCGAATTACGGGCCCGCTCTTAAAGCAGAATCTACTTCGTGACGGAGTAAATTTAGCCTTTGAGACGGACTTACTCTATATAGATGTTATTAATGGCCGCATTGGTATAAAGACCAGTTCACCTCAGTTTGACCTAGATGTAAACGGCACGACCCGAACAACAATTTTAGAAGTAAACACACAAGCAACCATTGGCGTTGCCCCAGGTAGTGTTTTCACTCTTAGCGGCAACACAATTGCCAACTCTAATACTACCCTTTACTTACAACCATCTGGCACAGGTGCAGTAGTTTATCAAGGTAAGTTATTAGTTAACAATAATTTACAACTTACTAATAATGCAATTTCAACAACAGTTACCGATGCTGCCTTAAACATTAACACGTTGGGCACTGGTGTTGTAAACATTAACAGCGACATGCTGGTTAATGGTAACTTACACGCAACTGGAAATATTACTGCTGACGGTGATATACAAATTGGTAGCAGTGATCAATCCGGCGCTAACGAAGATACGGTAACATTCTACGCTGAAATCGCCAGCGATATTATTCCGGATCAAACAGACTTTTACGATCTAGGTAGTGATCCATTAACAGGCGGCAAAGCCTGGGGTAATGCGTATCTACAAAACGTTTATACTGATAATTTAATAGCCAATAGCCTAGTAGTTAATGGAATTGATTTAACACTGCCTCAAGGTAATATTGTCTACGTAGCAGTTAACGGCCTAGATACCAATGCAGGTCTACACGAAAACGACCCCGTTTTAACTATTAAACATGCGTTGACTTTGGCCGCTCCCGGAACTACTGTTTATGTATATCCAGGCACATACGAAGAAATATTTCCACTAACTATTCCGGCAGGTGTAGCTATTCGTGGCGCAGGCCTGCGCAGTGTTAAAATTGTACCAACAACTGCAACACGATATAATGACGCAATTTTATTAAATGGCGAAACAACTGTTGAAGATTTAACAATTGCTGACTTTTTTAGTGGCGGTAATTACTTTACTGTAGTATCTGCTAGTTCAGGATCTACAACGGTTAATGTTGGAACTGCACCATTTGCGCACACTTATGTAAGTGGCGGAACTATCAATATCAGCGGTACTGATTATAATATCACAAATGCAGTCTATACATATACAACAGGCGTATTAGTACTAACACACACCGGCGGAACTGCTAGCGGTACTGTTTTCTTGTCTGCATTAACTTTTGACTGCGACGGGGATACTCGTGTATTTCCAGATAACGGTTATGCTTTTAGATTTGCAAATGATTTTACAGTAACAACACGTAGCCCGTACATAAGAAATCTAACAGTTATAACAGCAGGAAGTGTTACTAGCCCAAGCGATCCAAGAGGATTTAATTCAGGCGATGCTGGTAAAGGCATTTATGCAGACGGTGCTTATGCACTATCAACCTCTAATAAAGCATCAATGTTGTTTCATACTGTTACGTTATTCACCCCGGGCGTTGATGCAGTTACACTTACTAACGGTGTACGAATTGAATGGCTTAACTCATTTGCATACTTTGCCAGCAGAGGCATGTATGCGTTTTCTAGTGTGTACGGTTTTGCACGTCAAGGTGCAACCAGATTACGTATCGATACTCGAGTGGGTACATGGGCTGTTGGCAATACAGTAACATATTACGGCACTAACGGGTCTACTGTTTTAGCGTCAGGCGTTATTGAAAGCATTGACGGTAACTTTGTTAACTTAACAGGCCGCAATTTAGGATTTGAAACAATTACAGACCGCGCAGGAAAAACAGTATACGCTCAAGGCAACGCTAAACTTTCCACAGCAGTTAAGAAATTTGGCACAGCAAGTTTAGCATTAGACGGTACTGGCGATTATCTAAGCATCTCAACACAACCAGACTTTGCCTTTCCGTCAACAGCAAGACTAGCTAAAACAATTACTGTCAACGGCACTGCCGCAATAAGTGCCACACAAAGTAAGTTTGGCGGTAGCAGTATTGAGTTTTCCGGAGCAAACGGCACCTATCTTGGCCTTGCTTCAAATACAGATTTTGGATTTGGCACAGGCGACTTTACCATTGAAGGCTGGTTCTATAAAACAACAACAACTACAAAATTTTTGTTTGACACAAGAACATCACTAACTGAAAACTCAATCGCTGTTCAGTCTAGCAGTTCAAACACTTTAAGATTATATGTAAATGGCGCATTTTTATTAACAACCGGCACTGCTCATACCAGCAATGCGTGGAATCATCTTGCTATCTCTCGTGCCAGCGGCGTAACAAGATTCTTTATTAATGGTGTGGTTACTGGCAGTGTTTCCGATACAACTAACTATGGATCTACAAAGCCCTTAGTAGTTGGTGCATTATACAACGGAACAACAGCATTTGCTGGCTATATTGATGATTTTAGAGTAAGCAATACTGCAAGATATACCACAACATTTACTCCTACTACTACAGCATTTGTTGATGATGTTAATACCAAATTATTAGTCAACGGAAATTCGTCAATTGCTGACAATGTTGGCGGAACAGCAACTGACTTTACGCTTGAAGCATGGATTTACCCTACAGCTGGCAGCACCTATCACACAATATTTGATTTTAGATCAGTCTCTACTGAGGAAGCAATATACTTAGGTATCAACCTCAGTGATCAAATTTACCTGTATGTAAACGGTGTTGTACCTATTACCACAGCCGCCGTATCTATATCCACTTGGACACACGTTGCCGTGGTTAGGTATAACTCTATAACAAAAATTTACGTAAATGGCACACAGTCGGGTTCGTCTTGGACAGACATAACCAACTATGGCACAACCAAACCACTACGCATAGGCGCCGATTTTAATGGTAACTATGGATTCACTGGCTACATTGATGACGTAAGAATTAGCAAAGGTGTAGCACGTTATACTACGACATTTACAGCACCTACAATAGCATTGACAGGCGATTTAGGAACAGTATTATTATTACATTTTAACGGTACTAATAATTCAACAACTTTCTTAGATGACGGTATTACATTCCAAGACGTAAGAACAAGCGCAGGCGGAACAGCAACATTAATTAACTTTGCTGACTATGCAGACTTTGGTGCTGAAATTCGTGCAATTGGTTCAGCTATTGTGTACGGAACATATGGCGCTTACGGTGACGGTGTTGGTGTTACTGCTTACTTAATTTCTCAAAACTTTGCTTATGTTGGCGCAGGAAAACTAGTAACAAATGATCCTAACGATAGAATTGCAGCCAATGAAGTAACTGAATTAAACGGCGCTAAGATTTATTATACCAGCGTAGACAACGAAGGTAACTTTAGCGTTGGCGATAGTTTTTATGTTAATCAAAAAACTGGCGAAGTACTGTTTAATAACCAAGCGTTAACTATTACAACTGCTACTGGTGTGGTGTTTACTGACGGTGTACACACAACAACAATTACCTCTACTGATATCACAACTGGTAATATCATAATTTATGATAATAATATTGACAGCTTAACTGGCAACATCAATGTTTCTTCTGCAAGCGGCGTAATTAATTTACAAAACACAACCAATGTTACTGGCGACTTAACAGTTACCGGTGATGTAAACATTGGCGGCAACATCACTATTGGTGATGCTAGCACTGACGCTATTAATTTTGTTGGTAGTATTAACAGCGATTTAATTCCAGCAACAACTGCATTTTATAATATTGGTACAGACTTACTACGTTGGAAAACTGCGTTCTTAAACCGTGTTGAGATCGATGACCTAGTCATTGATAACAATACTATTAGCACAACCAACGGCGATGATGACTTAACATTGATAGCCAACGGTACTGGCCGCATTTATGTACCAAGCAGTGATGTACAGATTAATCAAAACTTAACTGTTACACAAGACTTTACAGTTAGTACCGGTACTAGTTACTTAAAGAACGTTACGGTTGTTGGTGACATTACACAAACCGGTGATATTAATCAAACTGGTAATTTTGTCACTAGTGGAAATACACAAGTTACGGGTAATATTACTGGCACAGGTTACGTACAACTACCAGAAATTAGAATTTCTGGAAATACAATTAGTACAACAACAACCAACAGAGATCTACAACTTACACCAGACGGTGTAGGAGATGTAGTATTTGAAGGTATCAAGGTCAACGATAACAATATTAGAAGCACAGCTACTAATAGTGATATTACACTAGTTCCTCAAGGTACCGGCCAGGTAATTGTTAACAGCAACCAAAGCGTAAAAATTCCAGTAGGCGATAATTCGCAACGTCCTGCCACAGCAACAAACGGTATGATGCGTTATAATACTCAACTTAATCGCTATGAAGGTTATAGTAACGGTTACTGGACCAAGTTAGGCGGTATTCAAGACGTTGACGGCAATACATACATCCTTGCTGAAGCAACTCCCGGTGCAAACGATAATGTATTGTATTTTTACGCTGATAACACACTAACTGCAACTATTGACAGCACAAAATTATTTACAACACGTTTTCAAACAGCCAATTTAGATTTACAAAGCAATACAATTTCACCAATCACAATTGACAGCAATTTAAATTTAACAACTACTGGCACAGGTGGAGTAAGATTAGGTAATCTTAAGATTTTTAACAATACCATTACAAACATTGTAGCAGGTGCAGTAACTGAATTTTCAGAAACAGGCGCAGGATACGTTAAAATTTCAGGTGTTAACGGGGTAGTTATCCCAAGCGGTGACACACTAAATGATCGCCCACTAGTACCAGAAGTAGGCATGATGAGATTTAACACTGACGGAAATTTAGTTGAGGTATATAACGGTGTAACATGGACCAGCGTGGCTGGTAGTAGCGGTGGTGTTACTACAGCAGAAGCAAATGAAATAGGTATAACTTCCGCATTAATATTTGGATAAAAAATTATGGCATCATTCTTTAGAACAAAAGTAGCAAAAGACATTGGAACAACTCCTGTAGATGTATTAGAAACTACAGTGGCCAACCGATTTACATTGATTGGATGTAACCTTGCAAATACAACCGACGAAGTTGTTATTGTTGATGTTACCATTACAGACGCACTAGCAGTCACAGGCTACTATATCAAAGGATTAACTATTGATCCGTACTCTAGTGCAAAGATAGTGACAAATGGCGAGAAAATTATTCTTGCAGAAAGTACAACTATGACAATCGTAAGCGACACTGACAACAGCATTGATTTAGTTGCAAGTTACGCTGAAATTGTATAAGGAGAAACAATATGGCAACTAATTATCAATTTGGTAACGGTGAAGGTAACCTAGGAAGTACTCCTAAATATTTTTATGCACTGCGTAGAACAGATGACGGCGAAGTGTATTTTGCACGAGTTAACCAACTAAGTAGAGATGACAGCATTCAAATTAACAATGACGGAACGGCTGACGGCAACTATCCTGATTTTGAAGTAGGTGTTGATTTCTTTGAAGGGCGCGATGTTACACACGAGCTAGCATTTGAAAATTTAAACTACGAACAAATGCGCTGGGATGATAGAAATTTATATTACTATATCGACGCTGACGGGCAGTTATGTGTTAAAATCGATACAAAATACCAGTATCCAAGCGGCATATAAATATAGCAGTTAACAAATTATTGAGGTAGAAAATGGCAGATTTTAAGATAAACAGAATTAGATTTACATGGAAATCAGACTGGGCAACAGCAACAGCGTACACCAAGGACGATATAGTCCGCTACGGTGGTAAATCTTACGTTTGTTTAGTTGGACATACTGCATCAGCAAACTTCAATACAGATCTAAACTATATCAACACAGCGACCCAACCAGATCAAGCTGAACCAAAATGGACATTATGGTTTGATGGTTATGAGTGGAAAAATAACTGGGCTGTCAGCACATTTTACAAGATTGGCGACTATGTCAAATACGGTAGCATAATTTATATTTGTGTGACCGGTCATACAAGTGCCGCAAGTGTAGCATTAGGACTAGAAGCAAATCAATCAGCATGGACAAGATACGCAGTAACAGACGAGTGGAAATCAATCTGGGCTCCAAGCACACGTTATAAATTAAATGACTTTGTTCGATATGGCGGAACACTGTATCGTTGTAATTTAGGACATACAAGTGCTATCACTTCAGTACTTGGTTTAGAAGCCGATTTATCTAAATGGGACGTCATCACATACGCATATGATTGGCAAACTGATTGGAAAACCAGTACACGATACAAATTAGGTGACGTTGTTCGTAACAACGGAATTATTTACAAGTGTGTAACAGGTCATACAAGCGCCGCTGGTACAAGCATAATTATTTCCGGTTCATCAGGTACAACTATTACAGCAAGTGCAACGTTACCGGCAGGTGTAACTATTGGTACTCCTATTACCTTTTCAACTTCGTTTGGTAATATTGACACTCCGGGTAACGGTATTGTAGCAGGCCCTGTTTATTATATTTTAACAACAACAGCCGGTTCAGGCGCAACATTCACAGTAAGTTCTACGCCTGGCGGCGGCACAATACAAGTTGGAACATCTTCATTGTTAGCAATTAGCGCAGTTGTAGGAACAACAGCCGGCATTACTCCAGATATCAGTAAATGGACAACAGTACATAACGGTATTGATTATAGATTTACTTGGAAAATTAATTCACGATACGAGTTAAATGACATTGTAAAGTACGGTGCTGATTTATATATTTGCACAACTGCACATACTTCTAGTGCTTCTAGCAATGAATTTAACGCTAGTAATTTTGCAATCTGGGTTCCGGGATTACAATATGCGGACGTGTGGGACGATACAATTTATTACGTTAAAGGTGACATTGTTACCTACGGTGGATACCAATACACTAGCAACACATCGCTCAATGTAAACAATACTCCGTCTACTGATTTGACCAACTGGACATTGTTAGTTAAAAATTACAATATTAGAAACGAGTGGAATATATTAACTGAGTATAAAACAGGTGACCTAATAAGACGTAACGGTTATCTATACGTTGCTACTTTAGACAACATATCCGCAGAACCAACAGACTCTGCTAATACACTATCATGGAAATTAGTAAATCCCGGTATACAATGGAAAGGTCCGTGGGCAAAAGAAAGAGAATATACTATAGGCGACGTAGTTACTTTTTATTCAACTGCATATATTTGTAAAACTCAACATACATCATTGCTAACATACTCTCCACTAGCTGATATACAAACCAATGAAGATAACTGGATCATTTATATTCGCGGCGAACAGTATCAAACACTGCAATACCAGGGCGATATTCAAACTTATAATAATGAACAATGGGCTAGTACACCGCTGGGCCAGGATGGTAATTTATTAAAGGTGCAATTAAAACAACAATTAGTCGGAGCAACATTCGTTGATCCTCGACTACCAATACCTGCATGGGACAATTGGGGTATTGTTGGAAAAGTTTATTATGTAGCACCAACCGGCCAAGATATTGGCAACGGCGTACTACAAGGAACCTACGGAACTACTATTTCTACGCCTTGGAAAACTATTAGATATGCCTGCCAGCAAATTATGATTTCAGGCGGCCCGGCAACCATTAATATCAAAACAGGATCATACGGCGAAATATTACCCATTAGTATTCCAGCAGGTGTTGCGCTATGCGGCGATGAGTTACGAGGCACTGTTGTTTTTCCAGCAAAAACAATTGATTGTATTGCAACTGCCTCAGAGTCAGTTACTGACACTATCACAGTAAACACTACATTTGGCATGTCTGCTAACGACCCAGTTCAATTTGTTGCTCCAGTTCTTATCACATCATGCAATCAAACAACTGCTCTCAATAATACAATTTACTTGGCCGCAGTATTTGGTGCCTACGTGAATATGCCAATTGTATTCAATGGTGCAACGTTTGGCGGGTTAGTTAACAATCAAGTGTATTATATCCAAACATTCGACAGTGCAACCAGTACTGTCAGAGTAAGTGATACCTTCGGCGGAGATATTATAACATTGACTGATGGTCAGGGCGCTCTTACTGCCACCGCTGGTGGTTTTGCTGGGTTGACTATTGGCCAACAATATTATGTTATTGGCTCATCAATAACTGCAACAACCTTACAAATTTCTAATCAGCCAGGCGGCACAACCCCGGTAAGTTTATCAGATTCAGTCAATCAATATTGTCATATCTACGGTGGAGATGCAATTAAGGACATGTTTTACGTGAGAAATGCATGTGGCATTCGTAACATGACACTAAAAGGATTGTTAGGTGGTCTCGGTTCTGCAAATCAATACGGAACTCAGCGTCCTACATCAGGTGCATACACCAGCTTAGATCCAGGTACTGGCCCTAGTGATACGAACGTATGGATCACAAGTAAATCTCCGTACACTCAAAACGTAACATTATTTGGTCAAGGCTGTACTGGCTTAAAAATTGACGGCAGTTTACACAACGGAGGCAACAGATCTATAGTTGCTAACGATTACACTACATTAATCAGTGACGGTATTGGCGTATGGTGTACTGGCAGTTCTGCACTAACTGAATTAGTATCAGTGTTCGCATACTATAGTCATTGCGGCTATATTGCGGAGGCCGGCGGTCGAATTCGTGCAACCAACGGTAACACTTCTTATGGTACATACGGTACTGTTGCTGAAGGATTTGACATTACTGAAAGTCCCTTAATTGGAACGATAAACAATAGAAACCAACACGCACAAATCGAAGCGGCATTTATTGGTGAAGCTACTAATAAAATTCTTCGATTAGAATATAGCAATGCCGGACAAAACTATTCCGGCGCAACTTTTGCATTTGGCGGAGCTGGCCAAGGTGCAATGGCTGTTGCTGACGAATTTAGAGATAACGGAATCTTTGAATTTAGGATTACTGGTACAGATTTTGGGGCAGGTGGATTAGGATATCTAAGCGCAGGTAACCAAGCACAAGCAGGCGACACACAATCGATTACTATTGCCTCAAACGATCAAAACACATTTGCAAACTACTCCGGCATGCGAGTCGTAGTAACTTCAGGAACAGGAGTTGGACAATACGGTCAAATTGGATATTTTAATGTTGTTAGTAAACTAATTACAATTGTAAACGAAAGTATCCCCAGCCAGACATCTACACAAACAAGTTCCGCTGGCAATGTGATTACTGTTGGCAGTACTGCTGGATTTCCTCCGGGCACTGCAATTGTAATAGTTCCTAACAAACAAACCACAACTGCATTTAGCTCTAGTAGAACAATTGCAACAATGACTCAAGCGTACATTGTTGGTAATACGTTGTTTGTAAAACAAATGGGTGCAGGAAATATCGCAGTTGGCATGGTGCTTACTGGCTCTACCATAATAGCAGGAACTTACATTACTGCTAACAACTCAGGAACTGGCACGGGCAGTACGTGGAACATTAGTACAATTCAAACCGTGGGTAGTTTTGCAGTACCGGTTCTTTTAACTGGTACAAATAATTTAATCACATTGGCCAGCACAAACGGAATGGTCACTGGTGAACAGATTGTGTTTACTGGTACTACCTTTGGCGGTCTAGTATCAGGCACAAAATATTATATCGTTAATATTCTTGAAAATCGAATTGCAATTAGTGAAACATATGGCGGCTCTGTAAAAACAATATCAAACGGTAGCGGTCAAATGGTAGCTGTGGCTGGCGGAATGTTAGGCGGACTAATAGAGGGACAAACTTATTACGTAATTGCAACTGGATATACAGGTACAAATTTCTCGGTGAGCTTAACGTTAGGCGGAACAGTTGAGCCGGTACAAACACAAACATTTGGTTCAAAGATGGATGTACTTACTGTAGGATGGGAAAATGTTATTGCAGGAACCCCAGCCGCACCAATACTAGACTCAACTAGTGTGTATTCTATTGAACCAGCCATTAAAGTGTCAGCACCTGATTATTCTCAAACAGCATCATCATTTCCTTCCAATACAACATGGGTATCTGCCGCATTTGGTAATGGAATTTGGATCGCTATTGCCTCATCCGGATCAACTGCTAAATCAGTAGACGGCACTATCTGGACATCGGGGCTACACTTGCCAGCCCCTGATATTGTTTGGAGAGATATTACATTTGGTAACGGATTCTTTGTTGCTGTAGCAACCGGCAGTGCCAATGCGGCATATTCTACAGACGGCGCGGCTTGGAGTACAGGAACAACTGTTAGTGGTGCAGGTGGTTGTCAAGCAGTTGCATACGGCAACAGCAGATACATTGCAATACCAACAGACTCGGGAAGCGTTGCTTCTAGAAGCCAATTTGGGGATTTTTGGAACTCAATTAGCTTACCTGGAACTGCTGAATGGAAAGATATTGCATACAGCAATATCGGCACTTGGGTAGCGATTGCGGGCAACGGTAGTAACTTAGTAGGTTATTCGTTAAACGATGGAGATACTTGGTCTTCATCAACATTACCAGCTACTGCTAACTGGATTTCAGTAACGTGGGGTAATAGTAGATTTGTAGCCATTGCAACCGGCGGGTCGGCCGCGGCAATATCATTTGATGGAGTTACTTGGATTGCTAGTACGTTACCAGTATCATCAGCCTGGACTAAAATAGCATATGGTCAAGGAGTATTTCTAGTAGTAGCAACATCAACAAGTACTGCAATATCAAGTCAAGACGGGGTAGTATGGACTACTAGAACATTACCGTCAAATTCTTCATGGAATACTCCAGTGTTTGGAAATCCTATAAATCTAGCAACAGGATTACCTACACCTACTTGGATAGTAGTTACAGGAACAGCAACAACTGCGGTATTAAAACTTGGAGCAAAAGCATTTGCAAGGGCAACTGTAGCCAACCAAAAAATTAGTTTAGTCAAAATACTAGAACCTGGTAGTAGTTATAATGCAACACCAGTAATAACAGTTGGTGATCCTAATCCAACTAGTGTAGTGCAATTTGTTCCTAGAATTGCAACTGGAGTATTAGGCAATCCAACGTTTGCCAACAGAGGTACTGGTTATAGAACATCTACTACAGTAGTAACTGTAGCAACTGGCACAGGATTTGCTGATATATATCAGCCCAATAAGTTTTTAACAGTGTCTGGATTAAGTAGTTTACCAACACCAGGCGCCGCAATTACAATTGCCAGTAATGCAACTCAATATAGAATTGTTCTTATTACAGACCTGGGCACTGGAACTGCTAAGTTTCAAATTAGTCCACCGCTAACTATTTCATCAGCACCAGATCACGGTCAATCTATTAGTATTCGTCAACGATACAGCCAGTGTCGTATTACCGGCCACGACTTCTTGTTAATTGGTACAGGTAATTTTACAGTTACTAACTATCCAAATACTGATATTACCACAGCAACACCATATACACAAATTGCTGAAAATAATGGCGGCCGAGTATTCCAAACATCAACAGACCAAGATGGTAATTTTAAAGTTGGTAACTTGTTTGCGGTTCAACAGGCATCTGGTATTGTTACAATTAGTGCAGATCAATTGAGTCTAGAAGGACTACAAACATTGTCACTTGGCGGATTTAGTCTTGGTACAAATGCCGTGGTAGTTACACAATTTAGCACAGACACATATTTTACACAAAACAGTGATACTATTGTTCCGACACAACGAGCAATTAAAACTTACATTGGTAGGAACATTGCTGGCGGCGGCTCTAATGCGCAAGCAGGAGCAGTTGTAGCTGGTACATTTGGAGTTGGCGGCCCTAACAGAATTTATTCGTCAACACAGACCCAGCTATTTGTAAGAAATTCTATGAGATTAACCAAGGGTATTAACGGAACCATGCTGGCAAAATCATTTTTTGCACACGGATTTGCTGTTGGCGGCAGCGATGCAGGAAAGTAAAAAAGCAATAACAACAAATGAATAAATACATTATAATGAAAATCGGAGTATTGAATGGCTGAATTTAAACTAGGTAGAATCCGCTTTATTTGGAAGAATAATTGGGCTACAGGCGTTACATACGTCAAAGACGACATCGTTAGAAACGGTGGAAAAACTTATGTTTGTATACTCGGACATACTGCCGATACTAGTTTTTACACCGATCTAAATAATATTCCAACACGTTGGAATCAAGTATCTGACGGTTCGGAATGGAAGGGCGACTGGGCCACTAGTCAATATTATAAAGTCAGTGATCTTGTAAAGTTTGGCGGAAGATTATATCTATGTAACACTGGCCATACAAGTAATGCATCTGCAACGTCAGGCACTAGTCCTGAGACTACTGCTGGCCTTGAAGCTGACCAAGCAAAATGGGATCTTTATGCAACCAGTTTTGACTGGAAAGGCAACTGGTCAACTGCTACTCGATATAAAACTAACGATGTAGTGCGTTATGGCGCAATATCATACGTATGTAATACTGGCCACACTTCATCAGCAACTGCCAATTCTGACTCTGACGGCCTAGAACAAGATTTAAGCAAGTGGGATACCTATGCCAAAGGCTTTGACTGGATTGGTAACTGGGCCACTAGCACACGTTACAAACGAAATGACGTTGTATTATACGGCGGCACAAGTTATGTTTGTAATACTGGACATCAATCAGCATCAACCGCAACCAATGGCTTAGAACTAGATCAAAGTTTATGGGATTACTTCCATAAAGGTATTGAGTTTAAAGGAACATGGAGCGGAACCACTGTTCGTTATAAAACTAACGATATAGTCAAGTACGGTGCTGACCTTTGGATTTGTACTTTAAATCACACTAGTTCAACCACATTCTCAGATGCAACTAACTGGTCGTTGTTTGTAGGCGGCCTAGAATATGAGAACAGCTGGGATTCAGCTGGCATTTACCAGCCAGGCGATATTGTATCATACGGCGGATACGCTTATGTTGCAACAACAAATAACACTAACAAAATTCCAACAAGCAATCTTAGTGATTGGGACTTGTTCACCACTGGATTTAACTTTCATGGTGACTGGGTAGGCGCACATGATTATCGTGTAGGCGATGTATTACGTTTAAACGGATACACATACGTAGCATTATTAGATCACACATCAGATGTACTAACAAATATCCCCCCAAATCTTACTTATTGGTCAAGATTAAACAGTGGTGTTAAGTGGGCCGCAACATCTCAAGTATTTACTGGTATTGCAGGCATTAATATTTCAAGTGCAGGTACCGGTGCAACTTTTGACATTACTAATAGTAACACAACTTACACAGTTGCTCCAAACTTAGCAGGTACTGGTTATGTAACCGGTGAAACTATTAAGATTTTAGGATCAGATGTTGGCGGCATCAGCCCAGCAAACGATATTGTACTTACAATCGTTGCAAGCGGCGGACTCATTTCTAGTGTTAGTTCGTCAGTTGGTTATTCAGTATCATGGAAGTCAGGTATTAGCTATGTGCTAGGTGATGCAGTTGCATTTGGTGTTAATTCATACATTTGTATTTTAGCACATACCGGTAGTGGCGGCAACAGACCAGACGTTGATGTTACTGGTACTTACTGGAATTTATTAGCCGCAGGTGCATTCCAATCTGCACTTAGTGAGCAAGGCGATATTATATACATGGGCGGCGCTGGCCCAACACGATTACCAATTGGTACAGACGGACAAGTATTACGTGTTAACGGCACTACACCTTCATGGTCATATTTTGGTGTTATTAATAATCTTGTATATGTTGCACTAAATGGAGTTGACACAAATGGCGCAGGTCAGGGTCTTACTATAGATAAGCCTTGGAGAACAGTGCGCTATGCCGCAAAACAAATTGAAGACGGTTACTTAAATTCAAACGCAACTGAACTAATTAAGAAAAACAAACAATTTTTAATTAAAGAAGTACAAAATTACGTACAATACACATTTACTGTTACAGTATCGGCGTCAAACGCAACAGTATTCACATGTAACTCAACTGCCAATCTATACGTTGGAATGCCAATTGTCTTTACTGGAACAGTTGGCGGTGTAACAGCAGGTGTAACATATTATGTGTTTGACATCCCAGCTGGCGGAACTACATTTGGTATCAAAACAAATTATGCAGATGTAACTCGTAGAACACTAGTCACAGCAACTGGCGCAATGTCCGGCACTTATTCATATAACGCAAGCAAAACAGAGAGAGATGCAGGCATTGTTGTAGATGCAGTGGCATTTGATATTGGACATAGTGGCACATTTAAAACAACCGCCGCAACACTTGCATATTTTACCAGCGCAGGAAATGCATTTATTTCAGGTGTGAACGCATACAATATTATTGCGTTTGTCAGTGCATTAAATTATCTTAAGACATTGATGTTAAAAGTGATTGCAAATACTGCTCCAGTTAATAACTATCAAACACTAAACGGTGTACTACTAGCAAATCAAGGTCGTCAATTTATTGATCCATTGTTAATTGCTGAGTCATCTACCAACATCTTAGTAACTAATTTAGTAGGTATCGTAACTACTGGACTAACCGCAGGAACAGCAAGTGCAATACCAGCAGTTATTAATCCAGGTACTACTATTTCACTTAAAACTGGTACTTACTCAGAAGTGCTACCAATTGTTGTTCCACAGAACACTGCGGTTGTTGGCGATGAATTACGATCAAGTGTAATTCAACCAGCTACACTTAATGATACATTAGTTAATGATAAACCAAAAACTATTGCAGTACTAGAAAGAATTAGATCAATCATTCCCAACCTAGTAACAAACACAGCAGTAACTCCTACCGCAGGAAATACCACTGTACAAACATACTTGGGATTTGCCGGCACAACTGCAACAAGTTCTGTATCATCAAACACCGCAGTTATTTCCGGAATTATCACAAACGGATTAGGATCAACACCATCATTTACTCTACCAACCCCAACGGGTGGTACAGGTAATGCGTTTACCGCAGGTTACTTGGATGCCGCACGTTTGATCTATGCTAACCGAGCTTTCCTACAAGATGAAATTTCATCATGGATACTGGCACAGATCGCAGGCCCTACTGCACCATTTGTAGGATTTACTTACGGTACTGCTGAACAAGCTAATTGCGAACGCGACGTTGGCTATATTGTCGACGCTGTTCGATATGATTTAACCTACGGTGGAAACTTAGAAACTAGCGTGGCAGCACGTTCATATTATTCCTTTGGATCATATGTTGGAGATGCTCCTTCAAAGCTTCGTGCTTTAGCAGTACAAGCCCGTATCAAAGATATTATTGACAATATTGCAACGGGAAATACAGCTGGTTGGACCAAAACAACAGCACTAACGCAAGATGTTAGCGGAACTCCAGGATCTGCACCGGCCGCCGCAACTGCACAATTACGTATTCAAGATATTTACGATACAATTAACACCGGTGTTACCCCAATTACAATTACTCCAGATACATCGTGGGTAAGCCTTGGATTACGTAACGCTAGTGATGCAATTCAAGCACGTAAATCAGCAATTCAAGCAAGTACGCTATCATGGATTGGTACTACTTATCCATCATTGGTGTATAACACAGCAACTTGTTCACGTGACATTGGTTACATTGTTGATGCACTAAGTTTTGATTTGATGTTTGGAAGTAATTTCCGATCAGCTAAATCAGGAATGGCATATTATCAAGCAGTTGCAAGTGCGCAATATGTAATTGCAAACCAAAAAGCACAATCAGCAGCCGCAGTAAATTACACTGGTTCACTGATTCAACAAATCACAACTGGTATTACTGGCGATGTAGGCAGTCCTGCATCAGTTAGTTCAGTGGTAACAAACACTGCAATTATTAATAGTATTTTAACAAACACATTAACCGCAGTTCCAGCATTTGTATTCACTAACCCAACAGGTTATAACACTAGCTTCTTAGCAGGCTACGGTGACGGTAAAGCACAGATTGTACAAAATTATGCGTTTATTAAAGATGAAGTTTCTAGTTATTTAAATACAAACTTTAACGCAGTGTGGACAGCACTTGGTGTAGGCGGACAAGCATCTTGCCAACAAGACGTTGGATATTTGTTAGACGCAATTCAATATGACATGACATACGGCGGCAATACCCAGTCAGTAATTGCTGGTAGTGCTTACTATTCTAATTCAGTATTAACTGTGGGCCAAAATGAAAAAGCCGCAACAATTGCTGCCTACACTTGGTTAAAAGGATTTATTGACAATATTGTCATTGCAAATACCGCAGGCTGGACTAAAAACTCAGCACTAAGTCAAGTAACAACAGGAACAGCTGGATCAGCAGGTGCCGCAACATTTGCACAAGCTCGTGTACAAGATGTAATTGATTGGATTACCAACGGTGTTTCTCCAGCCGCAATTGCACCAACAGCGGCAATTGCACTAGCAAGTACAGAACTACAAAATAGCTACAATGCATTGCAAGCAGCCAAGACAGAAATTCAAGGCGATGTGGTTGCTTGGGTTAACAAGTTCTATCAATCAATGAACTTTAATTCTGCAACATGTTATCGCGATGCAGGATATATTGTTGATGCGTTAAGTTATGATTTAGTATTTGGTACAAACTTTAACTCTGTTAAAGCAGGTATGGCATATTATCGTGCAACAACAAGTGCGCTATATGTACTCGCTAATCAACTAAATGCCGAAATTGGGGCCGTTAACTTCCTTGGACAAAAAGCAAAACGTATTGTTGCCTACGGCGCCGCAACACAAATTGTTACTATATTTGACGACATGATTTTAGCAATAGCGGGCACTGTTTCAACAACTGCTTCTGCAATGTCCGCAGGTGGTGACTTAACTGTTGGTAGCACTGCCGGAATGCTAGTTGGCATGCCAATTAGAGCAAACGGTTCGCTTGGTGGTATGGGTGTTAACCAAACATATTGGATTGTTTCAATCACAGCACCAACTACAGTTACTATTACAGCAACATACGGAAGCGCAACAATCGTTACTGGTGCAGGCACTAACTCTGTTACTATCACAGCTGGTCACGTATCCAACAACGGTATTGAGACATCTGGTACAAACGTTTACAACAATCAAATTGGTGCTGTTAACGGTGCTGAAATTCTTCGCGCAAACAAAGCATTCCTTGGAAGCGAAGCAACTGCATTTGTATCAGCAACATACGGCGGAACTGTAGTAACTACTACTGCGGCAAACAATCAATTAGCTACAAGTCTAGCACACAATTTAACAGCTGGCGATCCAGTTGTGTTCTCAGGAACAACAATTGGCGGATTAATTGCTGGTACAATTTACTATGTATTGTCAGTACCAAGCACAACAACATTTACACTAACAAACGCACAATACTCATCGGTGGTGTTTAACATCGATGATGGTGCAGGTTCGATGACAGTTGGTTACAGTTTTAGTCCAGCATTATGCAAGAGAGACATGGACACGTATATTGATGCAATTGTATATGATGTAAATTACACTGGAAACTATAAAGCATTACGAGCTATTGAGTTATACAAAAATGCTATAAGCGGATCGGTGTTATCTAACATGTTCTTACTACGCAACGGCACAGGATTGCGTAACATGACCTTAGTTGGATTAACCGGCGTACTATCTGCCGCAAATCAATACGGCACTTCACGCCCAACTGCTGGAGCATACAGCTCACTAGATCCAGGATACGGCCCAACCGATACTAACGTATGGATTACACCTCGTTCACCATACACACAAAACTTAACATTGTTTGGTACAGCATGTATTGGTATGAAGATCGATGGTGCATTACACGCAGGTGGTAACCGTTCTATTGTAGCTAACGATTATACAACAATTATCAGTGATGGTATTGGAGTATGGTGTACAGGATCAAATGCGCTGACAGAACTTGTTTCTGTATTTGCATACTATTCATACGCTGGATACTTGGCAGAGCTAGGTGGCAAAATGCGAGCAACTAACGGTAACAACTCATATGGTACATATGGTTCGTTAGCTGAAGGTGTTGATACTTACGAAGTGCCTATTACTGCTACAGTTAATAACCGCTTCGACCATGCACAAATTGGCGTAGTACTAACAGATAGTACTAATGAAATTTATCGTTTCGAGTATACCAATGCTGGTACACACTACAATACTGCAACTTATTCATTAGGCGGCACTGGCTACAATGCGGCAGTAGTGGCAAACGAATTCCGTGACGCAGGTATTTTTGAAGCTAGAATTTTATCAAACGGCGCTAACTACGCTAACACAACCAACGTTGCACAGGGCGGCTCGACAACCAGCATCACACTAGCGGCCACTGACGCGGCAATTAGTGCGGCATACGTTGGTATGCGTGTTATTGTAACAGGCGGATCTGGTGTGGGACAAACTGGATACTTTACAACATACAATTCAGGTACAAAGTCTGGTATTATTGCTAGAGAAAGTTTTGATTACAAAACAGTAACCAGCGCAGGGTCAAGTTTAATAACAGTTGCGTCAACTGAGCAGATGACTGCAAACATGCCTGTGATATTTACAGGTACAATATTAACTGGAATGGGTACTTTAACACTTAATACCATTTATTATGTAATTGAGACAACTATTACTGCAACACAATTTAGCGTTGCAAGTAGCTCCGGCGGCACAACGCCGGTAGCAGTTGGTAGTTCTACCAGCGGTGGCGGTCCATTGTACATGCATGCCGTAGGTTGGGATCATATTATTCCAGGAACTGCTATTGCTACTAACTTAGACTTGACTAGCGCATATAGTGTTGAACCAAGAGTAGTGGTTGATAGTCCAGCACTATCAGCAACTGCAACCACAATTACAAGTGTTACAGCACCTGTGATCACATACGGTGACGTAAACTCTGCATATAACGGCTCGGGATCAGCTGGTGTTGCCTCAACAGGCGGTACTGGAACACTAGCAACATTTACAGTTACTAGAACTGGAACTGCGTATAACGTTGCCACTAACTTTCCAGGCACGGGTTATAAACTTAATGATACATTAACTATTTTAGGAACAGACCTAGGCGGCACTGTTACTAATAATGTCACTGTGGTTGTTAATAATGTTAGCGTAGCAGGTGCTATTCAAAACTTTACATTCTCAGGCCAAGGGGCAGGCGGGTACTATGTAATTACCTCGGCAGCAAGTTCTGCTACACAGATTAGTACAGACGGTATTACGTGGGTAGCAGGCGGCGCTATGCCAGCAGTTGGCACGTGGACCGCAGTTGCTTACGGTGCAGGCCGTTGGGTAGCTGCCGCAAGCGGCACAACAAGTTCAGGGTATTCACTTGATCCAACATCAGCATGGTCTGGCGGTGGCGCAATGCCAAGCGGGTCAAACTGGATTGCAATGACTTACGGTAGTAACCAGTTTATGGCCATTGCTACAGGCAGCGCAAATGCCGCATATTCAACCAACGGAACTGCATGGTTTGCAACTAGCGCATTACCTGCAAACACTACCTGGACTGATATTGCCTACGGTAACGGTACGTTTGTAGCAATCGCCAGTGGCGGAACACAAGCCGCAACCAGTACAGATGGTATTTCGTGGGTTACAAGAACATTACCAGCAAGTGATCAATGGTCAAGTGTAGCGTTTGGTAACAACAGATTTGTAGCAGTTGCAGGCGGAATAGGTCAGGGCAATATTGCCTACTCTAAAGATGGTATTACATGGATATTGTCTGCACAACCGTTACAGTGGCCATACGGTGGATCACAAACACTACCGGCATCCAAAGTTAGATACGGTCATGGTGTATTCGTTGCAACCGGTTTGGTCGGCATATCACCCATTCAAACAAGAATTAAGTACTCATATGACGGTGTTGTGTGGAGATCATATGCAACAACAGCAACCGGCAACTACAGTGCAGTAGCATTTGGTAATGCAAACAGTGTTGGTCGTTGGGTATTTGCCCAAGACGGATCAACTGTTGCAAATTATATGAATATCGGTGCAAGAGCACAAGGCCGCGCAAAAATTTCTAATAATCTAGTTAGTGAAATTAGAATTGTTGAACCGGGCAGTGGATACACATCAACTCCAACGATTATTTTAGTGGATCCTAACCAAACAGCAAGCGGTACATGGCAAGTTAGAACTGGCAACGGTGTACTGGCTAATCCATCGTTTAACAACAGGGGATTACAGTATGCTACAGCATTGGCAACTGTAACCGGTAACGGTTATGCAGATTCTTTCCAAACAGGTTATTACTTAAATGTTAATTCATTGAATAGTAATCCAACACCGGGATCTAATATTGTACTTAATAACAACAGCAACTACTACAAGTTAGTTTCAGCTAATGCGTATGTGGGTACTGATAGAAATAGTTTCCAAGGCTGGATTGCCGCAGGCGGAAGTGCTCCTTATACAGCTAGATTCCAAATGAGTCCTGCGCTAACAGCAAGCAATACTCCGGTACATGGCGAAATAGTAACAATGCGTATCAAGTATTCACAAGTTCGATTAACTGGACATGACTTCTTAAGTATTGGTACAGGTGGTACAACTACCACAAATTACCCAAATACTCCAACACAGTCACCGGATCCTAACAAAGAAACTGTTGGTAACGGCGGTGGCCGCGTATTCTACACATCAACTGACCAAGACGGTAACTTCCGTGTTGGTACATTGTTTAGCGTTCAGCAAGCAACCGGTGTTGCTAGTATTAATGCTGATGCGTTTAACTTAGCAGGTTTGAACTCGTTAACACTGGGTTCTGTTGCATTAGGTGGTTCTGGTGCAACAATTACATCGTTCTCGACAGATCAGTATTTTACGGCCAACAGCGATAATGTAGTTCCAACACAAAAAGCTATTAAATCATACATTAGTAGCCAAATTGGTGGCGGATCTAGCGCATTGAACGTAAATACACTAACAGCTGGTGTTATATACATTGCTGGTAATAGTATTAGTACTACTACTGGTGTTCAAATTAACGTGACAGCAACGATGAATTTCACTGGCGGGATCAACGGGTTGCCAGTAGCAATGGATTTCTTACTTTTAGGATAACGGAGAAAATATATGGCAACAGGAAGATTAGGGACAGCAAACTTAGCAACAGCAACAAATACCACGGTGTATACAGTACCAGGTACAACGTTTGCAGTTGTTACAGTGTCTATTTGTAATAGAACTAATACTGCAATAACATGCAGAATAGCATTATCAACTACCACTACACCCGCCGCAGACGAGTATATTGAATTTGATACTGAAATTCTGCCAAAAGGGGTACTTGAGAGAACCGGTTTGGTTATGCAGGCCAGTCTTAACCTCGTAGTTTGGTCAAGCAATTCAAGCGTGACCGCGGTAGCTATGGGTATTGAAACACCAACTGCATAAATACACTGATAAAGGAATTTTCAAAATGGGAAGATATATAACAACAACTGGCACCGGCGGTGCAGTAACTAGGGTTAATGCTGGTACAGCATATACCGCACTGGTAAACGATCGTATTCTTTGTACGGCCGGCGGGCAAACAATTACGTTACCTGCAACTAGTACTTGTATTGATGGTGACATGGTACAAATTACTGACGCAGTAGGCATTGCTGGAACTAATAATATTACTGTTGCACGTAATGGTACAGCAAACATACAGAACTTAGCAGAAAACTTAACAATCAACATTAACAATGCAACCGTAATGCTAGTGTTTAGCGCCGCGTTGGGTTGGACTATTATTAGATAATAGGCGAACATAATGTCAATACTACGAGATTTACTATTAACCACTAGCGTAACCAACATTCCGTTTAAACCATTGCAACTTGCAGTGTTTGGCGGACGTGAGGGTACTGGTGTACAAGACGGCGGAAGATGTTGCTGTTGGAAAATTCCATCTGGTACAACTTGGGCTACTTTTGAAGGCTGGGGTGCAGGCGGAGATGGGCCAGGAGCATGTTGCTGCCAAGGACAATATCGTAGCGGCGGAACTGGTCAGTATGCTAAGAGAACATTGACTGTTAGCGCATCTACTGAATATTTTGTTCTTTGTGCGGCAGGATCCGGATGTTGTGCCCAATCATGCTGTGGACAATGTGGATTTCCAACGTTTGTATTGTGCTGTAACGGCACACAAACAATGTGTGCGCCTGGCGGATACGGCGGATGTGGTGTATGTCACCACATGGGTGGATTGTCATGTACAGGCATTTGCCAATCAGGTCAAGGTGGCGGTAACAGAGGTTGTCAAGGCAATGGTGACATATTCTATGGTTCACTATCAGAACCAGATAAAGAAAGTAATTTCTGCGTAAATCAACACTGGCACTATCAGCCAATGACCTTAAAATATGGTCCTAATTTTAGAAGAAGCTTTGACCCATGCGCCATGCAAATGACACGGATGGGTTGTGACTACTGGGGTAGCCAAGTGCAATCATGGCCCGGCGGCCCAGGAGCTGGAGCACAAGCATGTGGCGGCCCATGTTGCTGGGGTTACTTTGGCACAGGCGGTCTAGTATTAATTACATACGGTTAAAAGGATTTAAAATGACAGTTGAACAAAAAAAAGAAAACGAAAGAATTGAGAAAACATTTGTATTTGATCTTCCGGATCAATACCTTTATCAAACCAATTCTCTAAACAGAACAGGTACTTGGACATACAAAGGCCCAAGATATCTATGGATTTTTGCTGATGCAGAAACTAGAAAAGTCAAAGGTTCGTTCCATTACACTGAACATGATAACGGCGATGTTGTTCCAACTCCAGAAGGGCAAATTAAAATCAAAGTAGATGCCAATGTAAATCCTGATATTGCATCATTATGCCATAACGAATGGGACTACGGGGTAGATTTGCCACAATACGTGGAACAACTACCTTTGGGACTAACTTATGGTCACAGCGATCCGCAAGCGCCGGACCATACATACGAGTTAACTGAAATACAATATGATGCTGAAACTGCAACATTTGTAAAACCATATCCCTGGAAGAAACCACATATTACTTGGGAAGAAATCATGCGCTGGCGAGATATGAATTTAAATCATTCAGATCTACAGTATAAAAATGCTATTAATCCTGAGAAAAAA